ATTTTGCAATTGACTAGATAATTGATCCTTGATTAATTGATCTTCATAAATTTTAAGGTCAACAATTTGTCGTTGTATATCATACTGATCATTAATAGTTTTTACTGTATCAAAATAAGCCTGGCGCTGTCTCTTTTGTCCATCTGCATCAAGTTTATTAAATTTTTCTTTTTCAGATTTTAAATCACTGGTAAATTTTTGTTCCAAATCATTTAATGCTTTGGCTTGTTGAAATTGTACTGCGCTTTGACGTTGTGATGCAATTAACAAACTCAATTGGTTATTAAGTATATTGGTATTATTTTTATACTCATCACCAATTCTTGTTATTTCATCTCGTTGTTGTTTGATTTTGTTTGTTAATTCCTGAGTATTAACTACAGCGTTCTTAATGATTGCTGGCTGCTTTTCTACTTCTTTATTATTTTCTTTTTGATTACTAGTATTGGTACCAATCTGCATACCAAATGCAGTTAAGGCAGCAATAATAGCAGACGCACCTAATACCCATGGATTAACTTTACTAACAGCATTAAAGGCAATCATTGCCAATTCACATGCAATAATTGCTGTTTTAACTGCTGTGATTGCTACAACAACTGGAACTATAACAGTTGCTAATATTTTGAATGCAGATACAATATCATCTGTGGTAATTTTTACATCTGCTAATGCACTAAAGACGGGTTGAAATGCTTCAGCAAATGCTAACTTAATTTGCTTAAGTATTTTTGCCATGTTATCATATGCATCAGCAGCAGTATCAATTGCACCAGCATATTTTTCACTTTCGTCTTTATTATTTTTAATCTCATCGGCTAACTTAGAGAAATCAACACCTACTGCTGCCTTACCAAAGAATTTAAAGGCTAGTGTTGCTTGATCTGTCTTATTAGACATTTCGGCTAAATTAGTAATTACCTTGTTACGTATTTCTTGTTCACTTAATTTGCCTAGATCACTTAATGTAAAACCAAGTTGTTCAAAATTAGTTAATGTTTTTAAATTGCCTTGACCAAGATCGTCAATACTCTGTGCGATACCTTGAAATATCTTTTTAGCATTATCACTTTTTCCACCTACTTGGCTTAAGGCGGCACTTAATGCTAATACTTCGGCTGTAGTAGCACCAAATGCATCTGCTGTATCTTTGATCTCATCTGCAAAACTTGATACTATTCCTGCTGCACCAGCGAATGTTGCCGCGATTGCCTTACTTAAGGACATAAGGTTGTTTATCGCATCTTGCGTTTCAACATTTAATTTATAGGTATCTTGAGTCGTAGCCATTTTTATCTACCTTTTATAATTCTGTTAACTAAAGTTTGGATATATTTAATAGTAGGCTTACTCATACCTTTTGGTGCCTGTGGACTATATCCTTCTTCTAATCGTTTGGCATATGGATAATCAGCATTAATTGTTTCTTTATTGTCTAATTTAGTATGTCTACGAGCATTACCACTACGCACAGGAGTTGGTGCCTGATATTTAAAGTAATCATAAGCCTGATTAGGAACCTTTTCTAACTTATCCTGAATCTTTTTAATATGTTGGTCAATATTTTGTTGTTTGACCTGTAGACTTACTTTAAACATCTTTTTTAACCTTTTTAATCATATCTTGTAATTCATTAATACTATAATCGGTTGCTACCTCATTATTTGCTTTTCTATGTTTATAATCTATATAGGTTAACGCGGCGTCCATGACATACAAATCAAGTGTTGATCCCTGTGTTAACACTTGGCTAGGTAACATACCATAGCGTTCAGACATTTTATCAAGTGTTAATAACATAGTTAGTTCTTTACTTCCTTCTTGTAGGTCACCGCGTGTTAGTTTCCCAATATAGATGTAATCTTATTAATTGCTTTAATTAATATTTTACTAGGTAACATATTCTCACCAGATAATAGTTTATTACCATTTTCATCTAATATTAAATCTTTTACAATCTCAATAACAGCCACACTATTGGTTTCATTAGATTGTGCTAATTTCATAAACAAGTCTAATGGCTGTCTATCGTATGTGTGAAATGTGATTGGTTCCCCGTATTCTTTCATTACGATTTCATCATCTAATGTGATTTCAATCAATTGGGGTTTTGCTGTAAGTTGTGATAATTTCATTTGTTTCTCCTTTAAATTATTATATACTATATTTAGTCTTTATTGATTTTTTCATTTTCGCTTTCAATCAATTGGTTGATTAATGCGATACGAAAACTACTTTTTGCTCTGAGTTGTCTAATTGTATTAGAAATATCAGTAAGCATTGCTTGTCCTTTTGCTTCATCGGCAAGAAGGCTTCTTAATTTTTCATCTGATGTTTTAAGCCAGACTTGTGGTTCTTTTAGTTCTGTTTCATTAGTTATATGTTTCATTTGTTTCTCCAATAATAAAACAGGGATATTAATATCCCTGTTTATTTCCTATCGATTCCGTTATAGATTACGCTACAACACTGTCAGTGAATGAACCGTCAACCGCAATAGAGATTGGAGTTACATAGACTGGAGCATCTGGACTTGTAGTTGGTGCTAGACTTGTAATAAAGCCAGTACCACTACGAATTTGTGCTCCGGAATTTTCACCAGAATAGTAAATTTCAAAATATATTTGAGTTTTATTCAAACTGATATTTTGCAATCCTAGTTCAGTTGCAGTTGTTCCACTACTTGGATTGGTTCCAAAGAATGTGGTATCATCAATAACCATATTCATACTAATTTCATTATCTGCAGGTGTAGATAATTTACGAGTATCAATATCAGTAAAAGTTGTATAACTATAAACTCCAGTAGAGTTTGTAATTGTTACATCTTGGATGAATGGAATAGTGATAGCATTAGACGCAATAGGGTCTACGATATCAATTTTTATAACTGGTTGTGTATCAGTTGTGTTAGTAGTAATGCGAGCCATTTTTTTCTCCTTGTGTTTAGGCGTTATTGAAATTCAAGTCTTTTTAATTGAAATGTCCAGGTATGTTTTTCTGCTTGAACTCCATAAAATAATTCTTGACTGAAATCACGTTCGTGATATCCTTCCATAATTGCAGCATATACTAAATTAGCAATGATTGCATTAACTTGAACATTATACGGGTCATCCTGAAAACTTACATAGGTCACACCAAATTGATCAATTGCTGTGTAGATTGCTCCACCGGCAGTTACACCAAGTTGATACGGGTTTCTTTCTACGGTATGTACGTCACTTACATAAACCCCAAAGCGCACAACATCACTATCACTTGGAAAATCGTCATAAATTGGGATATTCCATAATTTAGGTATTGATACTTGCAATGCCTTTATGATTTGTGTTGTAGTAATCAATGGTTGATTATATACATTAAGTTGACTTACAGCCATTAGAAAAATCTCCGATCGTTATTAAAATAATCAACATCGGCAGTCCAATTTTCTTCCAACTTGGTAGTTGGACCATCTGGATTGTCTCCGTACAAATCATAGAAATTCATTAATTGCAAAGCCTTTGTCCATTCATTTTGACAACGCTTTTGCGAGAATTCATAATTTTGTATATCGACCTCATTCATGTTTGATACGTCGGTAACTAAACTTTCGTAAAAAACCATGATTGCTCCAAATGTATCTAATCGGATTAATGTTTGATCATCTTTAATAAGCAAACTTGGATCGAATGCTGATATCAATTGACCTTGTTGGTTGTTAGTATAATAACTTGCACCAAATACTGTATCACAGTATTTTGTCCACCATCCGAATTCCAATTTATAAAGCCATTCTTGTGAACTGACTTTGAAATATGGATCCCAATCTACTTGTAATGATGATGCTCTGCGTTCCGCGGCAGGATCATAAAAAATGATATCTGCTATAGTTGCATTGCTAATTCGTTGATAAGGTACACTCATGTTATTTTCCTAGACATTAGAGAGAGTGTTACCACTCCCTCTTATTCAATATTAATCTTGATAGATATTGATTGCGCCACCACGACGTAGATCACCTACGCCAGATCCAAAATAACCTAGGCCAGTTAACCACATCTGCAAACCACCTGGCTTCTCACCACTCTTGATTTGTAGACCTTCTTTGATAACTGTAAAGATTGCTGAATCACCAAAGTATGCGCCAACTAGACAAGCAGTACTTGCATCGCCATCGATGGTGCGACTTGCGCTAGCCAAGAATGTTGTTGACATAACCATACATCCATAGATGTTTTCAATCTTACCTGTAGATAACAATTCGTTACCTAATGCAGATAGATTAGAACCACC